ATGGATTACTTGTTGGTAAGAATGGCCAGAAAATGCAATTAAGAATTACAAATGAACGCATGGAGTTCATCGACAGTGGCCGTGTTGTTGCTTATGTTTCAGGGCAACAAATGAATATTGTATCCGGTACATTCTGGAATACAATCACAATTGCAAACCATATTTTCGAACGATTTAACAATGAGTTTACTACGATTTCGTATGTGGGAGGTGTAAATAATGGCTAGAATATCTAAAACAACAAATAGCGGATACGTTAGGCTGGTTTTAGAAGTCACTGAAACAAGTACAAATATTCAAGCAAACACTTCCACAATATCGTGGCAATTATGGTTAGAAAGAGCTAGTACATGGGTATTCGATTTAAACAACGAGTCTTTAGCAGAAGTTGAAATCAATGGTCAATCAACTCTCAGCAAGTACGTTAGTTATGATTTGAGAAATTCTCAGTGGGTTACATTCGGAAGTGGAACCATGACAATTCCTCATAACGAAGACGGAACCAAGAGTATTACTATTTGGGCAAGATTAACAAACATCGCAGACCAAGGTAACATCAACTGGTTTAGTGGAACTGTTAATCTATCGAACATTCCTAGATCGAGTGGAATTAAATCTGTAACAGAAACAGAATTAGGACAGCCAATCACAATTAATATTGATAAGAAAGTTGCAGACTTTAGACATCAAGTCTGGTGGCGTGTAAACGGAAGCGACTGGGTAGACTTGGGTAAAGGTCATGACACAAGCGTTCAAATTACTGTTCCAATCGATTATGCTAATCGAATTACAAATAGCACTACAGGTTCATTAGATGTGTCTGTAAGAACGTTCCAAGGAGATACTAAGATTGGTGTTGATGTAGACAAGTACAACGTACCAATTAAAGTACCGGAAAATATTGTTCCAACGATTGCTGCACTCACATCTTCAGAGCAAACAAATGAATTATCAGAAGTTATTCCTCAAGGATACTTTATTAAAGATAAATCAGTAATAAGATTGGCAATTGATGGAGCAAGTGGTGCATACGGTTCAACAATCGTATCTAGCGAAGTAGCTCTGGATAATTTAATTGTACGCGCAGCACAAGGAGATTTTCCTGCAAACAAAACAGGAGAATTAACTGCTACAGCAAAAATCACAGACTCGCGTGGAAGAACAGCAACTACATCAATTCAAGTGAATGTACTTAATTACTATGCTCCTAAAATTTTAGGATTCTTAGCTAATCGTGCTGGTAATGGCACTAATAAGACTATTATAGCAACCGTATTAGCGAATGTTTGCCCTGTGGTTATTAACGGGGTTGATAAGAATTCTTATTCAATTAAAATTCAGTATTCTGAGAAGAAAGCCAATCGATGGTTAGATGCTGTTTCGTATACAGATCAAACAATAGAACGGTTAAGCAGGCAAATAGACTGTGGAGCCTTCTACGATTTAACTAAGTCCTATGACTTGAAATTGATTATTAAGGATAAGTTAAGCAAAGGAGCAGACTCTACAATTACAGTACGGTCATCTTCTGTATTAGCTGTAATGGGTGATGGAAGATGGGCATTCGGTGGATTCCCTGAATTAAAAGGACATCTTGAATCATTCTATCCAGTAGCAGTACACAATACGCTTAATGCTGAAGAAGGGTTACTATCTCGTGGAAACCCAATCCAAGAATTTTTATTAACCTCAAGAGATGGAAAATCAATGAAATTTACGGGTGATCTAAACAATTTGAAAACTGCTGGAGGTTATCATGCTTTTGGAGTGCAAAACAATCCAGCTGGCACTAATAACTACGGATATGTGAATGTGATTACTCACAGCACAGATAATGGATACTGCGTCCAGTTCTATGTTCCGTATAATGCAGACCAATTCTACATGCGCAGAAGCGAGTCGAATAGATGGTCTAATTGGACAACTATTATCACATCAAGCCTAGATTCTGGTTGGAAAAAAGCGGAGCTACAAAGCGGTTGGAGGCACTTAAGCGGTGATGATGGGGCTCTCGAATTTAAAAAAGAAGTGAATACAATAAAACTCCGTGGAAGCATCGAGGGCGGAAGTACAACGCAATTCGCTAACATTTTTATTCTTCCTGTTGGATACAGACCACCTCACAAAGTGTATCTTCATACATTTACAGGTGACTACAATCTATGTAGTGTAATCATAATGCCTTCTGGAGAGGTGAAAGTTGGTAGAAAAGTTGGACAAGATTGGCTATGTTTAGACAATCTAGAATTTAGTGTTTAAAAATTAAAATATTTTTTTGGAGGAATAACATGGAATTAGAACAAATTAAGAACAGAATTACTGCATTAGAAACGAAAGTAACTACTAAGCAGTCAGATATTAATCGCATGAATGAAGAAAAAGCGCAATATGAACAAAAAATTCAAAATCTTTCAGAAGACATCCAACGTTTGGAACAAGACAATTCAAACAAGCGTGACGAAATCAAGAAATATAAAACAGTTGTAGAAATCATGGAGTTGTAATAGATGATAAATTTTGATGTAGAATTTGACGCGTTAACCACGCATTTACAAGGATTGATGCGTAGTCCTTATATTCAAATTCTGTTTTGGTTAATTTGCTTTGATGTAGTTTCTGGCTACATCAAGGCTTTTAAATTGAAACGATTTGATAGTAAGACAAGCACGAATGGACTATTAAGACATGCGTTGGTATGTGCTGTAGTTATTGTGACTGCTATGTATGCGAGAGCATTAGGACATCGTGAAATCGGTGTAACTACATGCTTATTTTTTATCTTCAGTTATGCAGTATCACTCGCTGAGAATTGGGAGGCGTTAGGATTGCCATTCCCAGAAGCACTTAAGCCGTATCTAAAAACGATGCGACAACAACAGGAAAACAAAATCAAAAAATTAACAAATAAGAAAGAGGATGAATAATAATGGAACAATTACAAGTAACAATCATCAATGGGATCGTGAGCGTATTAGTAGTATTAGTAGGTTTAGCATTTACTGGGTTGAAAGGATTCATCGAAACGAAAGCTGCTGAATTAAAAGCCAAAACGGATGCTAAGAACTATGAATTAGCCAAGTCTATTGCGAGCACGGTAGTTGGTGCAACTGAACAGATTTTTAAAGATGTATCCAATGCAAGTGCAGATAAGTTCGAACAAGCTAGCAAAGCGTTAACGGACGAGTTAGCTAAAAACGGCATCGTATTAGATGAGGAAAGCAAACGAGTACTCATTGAATCTGTCGTTAATGGATTCAACGAATTGAAGAAAATTGAAGGATAAGAACACGAATCCATAGAGGGCTCATTGCGAGTCCTCTTTTTATTTGTAGGAAGGAGGAACGTATGGAAAAAGTAATAGAAAAACATTTAAGTATTACTTCAACCAATCGAGGCATTGAGAGATTAGATCATGAAATTTACAGTCATGACAAAGGAACAGCGGTGTTCAAATTCACCACTGACGAATTAACAGCTTCAAAAGTACTATGCTTGTTCTATTTCAAGCACACAAAACGATACAAAACAATTGAGGCTGCAATCGAGGGTAATACGATTACGATTCCGTTTGATAGCGCATCAATCATTACTGACGAACCTGTGATTGGTTACGTGTATTTTGAGAAAGTAGAGCAATCTACTGACGTTTACGCATTCGCATTTAATGTGTGGCTCAGCGCTATTGACAAGGCTAAAAAAGTACCATTAGTCGAACAGGTATCGGGGCGCATCGTGGATGTTGAAAACATCGTTACTAAGCAAGAACTAGATGCACTATTTGCAAAAATTAAAGAGCAAGGTGGAACTTACGATGATAGCAATCTACGTACTGAAATTGGGCGTATTTCAAATGAAATTGAGACTTTAAAGACAAAGACGGATAAAGACACTATATATGACGATAGTGCCTTAAAACAACGTATATCAGCGCTAGAATCAAAACCAAATATCGACACAAGTAACTTTGCAACTAAGGATGAATTGAGAAACATCTCGTTAACGCCTGGACCAAAAGGTGATAAAGGGGAAACTGGTGAGCGTGGACCTAAAGGAGATGCTGGAGAACGAGGCCCTCAAGGGGATACTGGACCTAAAGGAGCAGACGGACTGCAAGGACCTGCCGGACCTATCGGGCCTCAAGGTTTGCAAGGTATCCAAGGTGAACGCGGGCAAGACGGGCAGCCTGGGCCAAGAGGAGAACAAGGGCCAATCGGACAAACTGGACCCCAAGGGCCTATTGGTTTAACTGGTCCAAAAGGTGTGGATGGTGTAGGTATTCCGCAAAAACTAAGTATTTCTGGAAACGTGGTTACGTTAAGCGATGGTGGAGGAAGCATCACACTCCCAACTACCACAGCAACACCAAGTGGCACTCCCGGTCAAGTTCATGAATATGAAATCCATGGGACAGGAATGCCAAATGGAAAGGTAACCGCTCCTGTTGGGACGACATACGTTGACACAGCAGTAACAAACGGTGCTCTTAAATGGATTAAGAGACGAGGAAACGACAATCAAGGATGGGAAGTCTTGACGGGCGATACTGGTTGGCGTACACTTCCAATCGTTTCAAAGTTGGGCGGTTCATTCTTAAAAATTCGCAGAAAAAACGACACGATTATATACCAATTTGGCGGTTTAAGTTGGGGTTGGTTCGGTGTTATTCGCAGAGGCGGTGCAGGTTATCAAGTTCAAGGGT